CCGGTGTTGTTCGCAGGGTGCGTATGGTTGATATCGTGGGTATGCGCTATCGAACCCGTATTGTTCGCCGTAGAGTTTGCAACCGCTCCAGATGTTAAGGCTAGAGTGCCTGCACCGTGAAGGTGGATGAGGGAAGTCGAGGCCGCCCCGGTGTTGTTCGCAGGGTGCGTATGGTTGATATCGTGGGTATGCGCTATCGAACCCGTATTGTTCGCCGTAGAGTTTGCAACCGTTCCAGAGGATAAGACTAAAGTCCCGAAGCCATGATTGTGAATTACCGCAACGCCTAAACCTGAAGGTGCAGATACCGCCGTGGAACCCGAGATCGTCTGAGCGGCTGCGGATCCTGATGACGCTGTGTAAGTCCATGTCTGCGAAGTCGCTACAAAATTAGCGCCTAATATGTTATACGTAGCATTGTTGGAGCCGTCTCCGGCTGCGAGAGTACCAGCATTATTGTGCCACAAAGCGTTATTGTTGCCGGTCTGAGTGACGCCGATAGGGAAGTTATTTGACACAGCCGAGTTACTGTTAGCACCAGTTACCCCAGTTACCAAAGATGGAGCGTTAACAAGGGCACCTACGCCATGGGTGTGCGTGAGGTCCGTGTCTGCAACAGAGCCTGTAATCCCTGTACCCACAGATAAAGACCCTGCAGCATGCAAATGCGGAATATCCCCAGAGGTCACCGATTGGGTGACGCCAAGGGTTAGCGCAGGGGTTGAGTGGGTATGCGCAAGGTCCGTGTTTGCAACAGAGCCTGTAATCCCTGTACCCACAGATAAAGTTCCTGCAGCATGCAAATGCGGAATATCCCCAGAGGTCACCGATTGGGTGACACCAAGGGTTAGCGCAGGGGTCGAGTGCGTATGCGCGAGGTCCGTGTTTGCAACAGAGCCTGTAATCCCTGTACCCACAGATAAAGTCCCTGCAGCGTGAGCATGCGGGATATCCCCAGAGGTCACCGATTGGGTGACGCCAAGGGTTAGCGCAGGGGTCGAGTGCGTGTGCGCAAGATCTATCGCGGTAGCAGTTCCCGATGCCAACCCATAAGTCCATAATTGCGCTGCTGCAGTTGCTGTCAGTGCAGAGGGTGCATTTGCCAAACCGTTCACAGCTGTGGCATTAGCCTGCACTGAGCCTACTGAGTTGCCGGTGTTACCGCCTGCATTTGCTGCAGTTCGTGTCCCTGAGTTGGGATCCCTGCCCGCAGCTCCATCGACGCCCCGCAAAAAACGCCCCCGAAGGTCGGGAAGATGGAAAGTCGTCGAACCATCACCAGAACCCCAGCCAGTGCCGATTACGGCAAAGAGGACTGCATAAGTAGTTCGTGACAATAGCGAGCCATCGCAAGGGAGCCAGCCGGGAGGAGGTGTACTGCCGGCAAAGGCCATCACCATCCCAGCCGGAAAGGGGATAATGCCTGCCACTGTCTCCGTAAGAACTTTGGCCACGGGACTACCTCCTAGGTTTTAATTATGTAGTTGACGTTCGCATTCAGCGGCCGCGTTTCTGCGTCCCCGGAAAGTACCTGCGCGGCGGCTGAGCCTGAGACAGAGTGTGAATGAGCCATGCTCACCGACGCTGCTGCTGTAGAGCCTGAGATAACCTGTGCGGCGGCACTGCCGGAGCCTGACTGGGACCAAACCTGTGCGGCTGCTGATCCAGATCCTGACTGGGACCATACTTGTGCGGCGGCACTGCCGGAGCCGGTCTGCCCCCAGGTTTGCGCAGCCGCTGATCCGGATCCAGTCTGAGACCAAACCTGCCCTACTGCCGAGCCACTTGCTAGGGCAACGTTAGTCAATGCCAGTGTTTGGCCCGCTGCTGAGCCACTCGCTAGAGCTACGGCTGCAACAGTTAAGGTTTGGCCTGCAGCGACGCCACTCGCTAGAGATACGTTAGTCAGCCCAAGAGTCTGGCCTGCTGCAATGCCGCTCGCTAGAGCTACGGCTGCAACAGATAAGGTCTGGCCTGCAGCAATGCCGCTCGCTAGAGATACGTTAGTCAGCCCAAGAGTCTGGCCTGCTGCTGTACCTGATCCGGATTGGTTGAATGTTAGCGAGGGGACCACGTGAGTGTGGTTAGCCGTCGAGCCTCCAAGGGCCGCGGTACCACTAGCCGTCCCGGTGTTCGTGTTGGCAAGTCCTCCCGCACTGTAGATATCATTTCTTGACCCTATAACCGGGCCACCGCCCCCTACACCGAAGTCTTGCTGGAAATGCGCGTGACCGGAATCACTGTGAGTGTGGTCAACAGATTGGCCCAGTGAATTGTCAGCAGTGGTTGACCCAGTAATCCCACTAACTGTAGACGTCCCATGGCTGTGAGCGATATTGGTAGTACCACTAACCACAGACGTCCCATGAGTGTGGTCGATAGTGGTCGTTCCAGTGACAGTAGACGTCCCATGGCTGTGAGCGATATTGGTAGTACCACTAACCACAGACGTCCCATGAGTGTGGTCGATAGTGGTCGTTCCAGTGACAGTAGATGACGCATGGGTGTGGCCAATATTGGTCGTTCCGCTCACTGCACTGGCCACGTTGGTTCCGGTGACCCCTGTTACTGCGCTTGCGATGTTAGTACCTGTGACACCTGTCACGGCGCTTGCGATGTTAGTGCCTGTGACACCTGTCACTGCGCTTGCGATGTTAGTACCGGTGACACCTGTCACTGCGCTCGGAGCATTTGTCAGCCCCGTGGCTGCGTGGGTGTGAGCGAGGTCCACTGACCCCGAGCTAGCCGTAAGCACCGAACTTGCATTTGCCAAACCGTTAACTGCCGTGGCATTGGTCTGCACCGAGCCTACTGAGTTACCAGTATTACCGCCAGAATTCGAAGCTGTTCGAGTCGCAGCGTTCGGATCTCTGCCTGCAGCTCCATCGACGCCGCGCAAAAAGCGGCCCCGAAGGTCGGGTAAATGAAATGTAGTGCTGCCGTTGCCCACTCCCCAGGAGCCACTCAGAGCTGCGAACAGACCCGCATAAAGCGTGCGCGAGACTTGGGAGCCGTCGCAAAGAAGCCAACCCGATGGCGTTGTCGTGCCGCCAAAGGCGAGGATCGTACCTGCTGGAAGAGGGCTGAATGCCATCATCTGACTCCCTTATCTGATGTACCAGTTGGTGCCGTCCGAAATAAACTCAGCCGCATCGTATTGGGCCCCTAAAAGATACGAGGCCGCACCAACAATCGTCCCTGAGCCGGGGAGAACCGTAACCAGAAAGACGGGCGACCCCCTCAGCACAGTGACACTCGCCCCAATCAGGTGCCCTGGCAGAGTCACATCAATGTTCGCCGCTGCGGGAATTGCAAACACGAGGTTGTCTGCCGTGCTCAGTGTCGTCGTAGTCGTGACGATTCTTGAGCTCCGCCGCTCGCGGCCGTTGATATAAAGGCTCCCTTGAATCTCAAGAGCGCCGATAAAGAGATCATCCAGCTTAGGCCAATAGGCATCCTGCGTCGCCCAACGCGCGTTTGTGTCGTCGTAAACCAACTCTACCCATGTATCCCGAAGGTCCAGAGTAAGTATGGGGTCCGCGACATTGTTGTAGAAGATGTCGATCGCGCCGCCATTGAGCGTCACGTTATTCGGGTTACCCCAAGAGAACGTCGGGTCAGAGAAGCGAATCGTCTCCCCACCCAGAAGATCCGCCGTAGGCAGCGTAACCGCAATGGCCCCCAGCAGGGCATTGGTCAAGTAGTGCTTACCTGCTTCAGCAGTAAATGAAACGTCCTGATACTCAACAGTGAGCCCGCCGCCGCCATCGCCAGCGCCCGATCCTAGCTGGTTGACTTCAGCAATCTCAAGCGTGCCTGCGTTATTGAGCAGCGCATACTGCCCGATGGACTTGCTGCCCGTAAAGACAGCCCTGGGTGCGGTTGTGAGCACGGCGTTGTTAGCGTTACCGGCGTTGATCAAAATGGTTGCCGTAACCCTATTGTCAGCGCCCACAGCTAGCCGGTTCATCGCAACTGCGTACCAGCGGTAGAGCCCGGCACTTGGTGTCGCAACTACGAAGGCGCCAATGGGGGTGAAGCCGTCGGAAGCAAAGATGGTCCCTTCGTCAACGCCCTCGATCACGATCTCCGCACCTGTGAAATTCATGAGCAGCCCGCCGAGAGTCTGCACCCTCACCGCACTGTCAAGCATCGTCACGTCAGCGCCCGTTAGTATCAGGCGCTCTGGGTCTGTCGGGTGCGGGTAAAGGCGTAGCTGGCCGAAGAACTTATCAATCTGATCGTCAATGCCTTCGAGGGCTAATTGTGCATTGATGGCCGCAGCATCGAGAGCCCGAACGAAGTTTGTGGTTTCGACGGATATGGCCGTAGCTGGGTGAGTGTCTACAGCGTCGCGGCCGACGAGGTTATTGTGAGCGCCAGCTGCGACCGCAGTCACGCTGTTGTCTTGCACAAAGCGAAGATCCCGTGCATCGACAAGCCGCGCATGAGGCGTATTCACATAAGTAGTCGAGGTCTCAAAGATAAGCCGATAAAGGACCTTCATCTCCTGGCTAGGCAAGAGCCCGAACAGAATCTCGTCGTAGTTCGCCTGCTCGAGAGCATCGTTCAGAATTGAATACTCAGCCTGCCCCAGCATTGCGACAACCGGATGCCGAGGGTCATTCGTCGCGAAGATCCACATCGGGACAAAGTATCCCTGCTGCGCATCGACCTGCGTCCAAGGGCCAGCCGGGTTGTTCCAACGAATCCGTGCGGTACCCTGCAGTACAGGGAAAGCTGTTGCTGCCTGAATTCGCCAGTCACCAGCTGCACCGTTCCGGTAGAGGATGGGGAGCTCAGCGGCTGGATCCAAGATCTGCTCGAAGGGGTTCGATGGGGTCGCATCGTCGACTATATCGAATTGGATATCCTCATCAAAGAGGATCATATCCGTGAGACCAACCTGGGCGTCCGCAGCGAGCGCACCCGTTCCTACGGTCGTGAAATTCGCCAAACTGCCACCGGACTGCAGCGCGGTACCTACGGTAAGGTGCAGGTATTTGTGCGTGGCATGATCCATGACCATGCCGTGCCGCTCATCCCCAAAGGCGACTGAGACATTGTTCGTGGCGTCCCAGTACACAGTAGCAGCGTAGCCAAAGCGGGTCAGGATATCAGAAGTAAAGCTCGTCGCGTACTCTAGCGTCTCGCCGTTGAAGTAGATGAAGTAAAAGCCTTCGACATCCGGGATGACGAGCGTCTGCGCCACGGTCTTCCGGTGTCTTGTCCCGGCCGTATAATAATCGAAGTAGGCACCAACGGGTGTAATGGAGAACGTTCGCGTTCCGTCAACAAAAGCAATTGTCGATTGAGTGCGGTCCGTAAATCCTGTGGGCTCCGAGTTCTCGTCCGACGCATTCGCTTCGCGCCAGCCAAAGGCATCGCGCAGCAAAATCGAGTTGGCGTTTTGATCGCCAAGCTGCACATAGACCATCGACCCGTTATCGGGGCTCGTATCCCCTGCGAAGGTGTCGAGCTTGGTCCAAACCAGTGCTACGCCCACTCCTGACAGGTAGTAGACGCCATCGAGCGAGGCGTGGGTGAAGAGCACGCGGTCGCCATCGACTAACGTACGACCGTCTATGATTGAGGAGACGCCTGAGGGTAGAGCGCTGAGGGTCTTCTCGATTACGGTCGCAACGACGATTGCAGACTCTCTTACAAGAGAAGCGACATCGCCAGGCACCAGCCTCAGTTCGCCGCGAGACCCAATGACCGAGCATACCTGACCGTTGCGCCGAGCGAAAATAACCAGATTGTCGTTGGTAGTGGAAAGCGCAGAGATGAGGGCTTTTGAGACCGTAAGGTTTGCCGCCACACCTGCTGTGCGGTTGACAGAAACGTAGGCCACCTCGCCATCAGCCAGAACTATGGAAGCAGCTACCAATGTATTCCTGGTGTCGGCAGTGCCTGGCACTTGAATGTAGGCAGCACTCGACCAGGACAGTGTCGAGGTTGCAAAATTCCACGCCCAGCGGCCGCCACCGATCGCACCGATCTGGCGATCCTGGTTGCTGCGGTTTTGATTTGCCTCCATCTCAGCGTCGAGCTTACTGATAGCGGCAGGGTAATTATCCCCGCTCAGGATATTCACGGTCGAAGTATAAGCCTGAAAAGCCACATCGCTCGTAATACCAAGCCGGGCTTTCAGCGCAGTCGAGAGGTTCTCGTCGTAGCTAATCTCTTCTGTCGACTCCAGCACCTGAAGGTTAGGCGTGCTAGGGATAAACCGATTCTCACGAATTACGCCCAAGATGTTGATGGGCAGATTCCATGGGAGCGTTGAAATGTTGGTGACGAGCGGTGTTGGGGTCAGGTCCGAATTGTCAAGGATAACGTAGATCGCCTCGCCCTCAAGCATCGGATAGCTGCCAGGGGTCAGCACGTATGCTGTCGAAGTGAAGAGATCAGTAAGAGTAAATCCGCTGCTGAACGTGAATTCACCGGCCGCTGTCAGTTCCCAATCGTAGGTGAAGTTGCCGTGAGCCAGCACAAAATCTGAAAGGCTGCCTGGACCTACGGGCGGGACCCAGTTAAGTATTGTTGTGCCTGGGGGCACGATGCGCGCGAGAAGAATATCAGAGTCAAGACTGAAGTAGCTGAACACCTGCATAGCGTGTTCGGATACCGACTTGACGAAGCGCACCGCATTACCGTCAGGAGCCTGGAAATTACCGTTTGCAGTCGAGGGGTGTTCCGGCCCGGCAAAGTTCGTCGAAATCGTAACGAGGTAGACGTCATCGAGCGCATTCAAAGAGCGTAGCTCGACAGCGATGATGGGCTTAGTCCCGTTGTTACCGCCCACGCCGGAGCCTGAAACTACAACCCTATCGCCGATGTCAGGCGCTTGGCTGAGTGTGGAAGCGGTAACGAGAAGCTGGTTGGCGCCGACGTTGATCGTTGCAAAACCGCCCACTGCCGAAACCGCACCAAAGCCCACGAGGGAGGTAACGGCGTCGTAACTTGTAAATGTCCCTGGGGCTGGGTTTGAGTATATATGCAGCAGCGATCCCAGCTTGTCACGTGCCAAGGCCACACCGAGACTGCCAGTCCCTGAGAGGTTCAGAACAAAGGAGACCTCCCTGTCGTAGAGCTTGATAAAGTCTACGGACGCTGCCTGATGCGCCACAAGCATAAGCGAATTGAAGACGGGGTCCGTCTGTAGGTCAAAGCCCAGGAAATTCTCGGCAGGTCCGGTGAGCTCCTGCATAAAGGAAGCGCCATGAGCGTGCACCGAGATACCGAATACAGATCCGCCCTTGTCCTGGAGAAAGGCGATGATAAGCTCACGATTGCCTGCAACGAGCACGCGAGGAGCCGACGCACTGCCCGTAAGAAGGCCAACACCAATTTGCTCCACGTTAGTGGAAATGGTTGTCGCCGATGCAGCAAAGGCCACACCAATATCATCAAAAACCCTATAGAGAACAGCACCAGTGGTTTGGTTGGCCCAGGTGATGTAAACAAAGAGATCCTCGCTGACGAAGATATCGGCTGTTATCGTATTCTGCGCATTGTTGGTTACATTCAGCGGCGCAGTGATAAGAGCTCCACCAAGAGCCCTGGTAGTAAAGAATATCTGATTGTTGGATGGGCCCAAAAGCGCCTGATAGACAATGAATACTTTGGTGTCGGACGGGTCTATAGAAATCTTGGGTGAGCCGCAGGCACCCGACTGGGTGTCGACCACAGCCTCAGCGAAGACGGGCACACCGGCAGACGTGAACTTCCTAAAGAAGATGTTCCCGCTACGGGTGTAGGTCAGGTATAAATTGTTGGAGCCATCTATTGCGGCACCGAAGTTCTTCTCACTCATGGATGCTACGATAGTGACGGGCGCGATAAGAACAGTCTGCCGATCGCTCGACAGCTTGGAATATGTGATGGAGAAGATCGTTCCGTAGCCCGTGGCGGAGAAGATGTGAGCTGTGTTATCGGATGCGATCAGCACGCGCTGCGTCTGATGCGGTACGCCTGCTGTTATCAGCTGCGTATCGTATAGCGTGGCCGGCGTAACATCATAGGTTCCGCCAAGCGCAAACTCACGAATACCGATGCGGTTTTCGGAGTCTCGGGGGCGGCGGTATAGAATTCTATCGACACGAGCCCAGTCAGGGTCTGCAGCGACAACTGGAAAGGAGGCGATGCTTGCGAAGCTCTGCGATTGCCCGTTTTTGTCAACCAGGGTGCCTGGGCTATTGTCGTAGTTCGGTCCATTGAGCGAGGTGCGCAGGCCGGAGAAAGGCCCGATCCTGCCGGTGTCGATGTTGAGCTTATCAATGTAATCGAAGATTCCAGAAATCGAAAGAAACGGCGGCAGTCTCCAGTCGACCCCATCGTAGCTCCCAAGGAGGACTTCGTTGATGCTGATATCCAAAGGGGTCTTGGCAAAGCTGAAGATCAGGTCATCAACCTGTACCCCGGTGGGCGAAGTTACAACCAAGTAAAAGGGAGCATCAAGAGATGGCGCGGAGAGTGTCGTCACCGTCGTCTTGCTAACGATCAGGCCGGTCTGGATAAAGCGGAAAGCCGGTACCGTAATTGTGGGCCCGGCCTGCGAGATGAGGCCATCCACTGACAAAAGTCCGCTAAGCCCAACCTGGGCGTCGGCGATCTCTTGGAATGTTGAACTACGGTAAGGGGCTCTCCACCCGTTGATCTTTGATACAGTCACTTACTAACCCCTCTTGCGAGCGACCACGCGAATAAACCCGGTTGTCCGCACTGTGCCGCCGTAGTCTTTGTAGAAGATGCCAGCTTCCGCATTCTTGATCCAAATCTGGTTTCGATTCCACTTTACTGCAACGCTGCGGTCAGGCTTGATCGAGCCGGTAAGTGATCCGGTCACTGCCCCAGTCAAGTTCCCAGTAACGCCACCCGCGAGGGATCCAGGCGTATAGGACGCATCCGAGGTGCCCGGGTTGAAGATAGCTGCAGTATAGTTGAGGGTATCCACGATATTGACCGCGAGCGTACCGTTGCCGACAGTTACGCCGAGAGTGCTCGTCATGGTCGCGAGCGTCAGCTCTTCGACCGCGCCAGTACCATCGTTGGTTTGTGAGACCTGCACCGAAAAATCGAGCGCGTCGCTGCCGAGCTTGTGCAGATAGATCTGCTCAAATGTAGTCGGGCTTCCGACGTCAACCGCACGCCATTCCCCGATGAAGGAATCGCCGAAGTGTCTTGCGCGAACCGCAGTCACTGCTGCGCCGTCATAGTCGGCCTCGCCGAGGTAGAACTTACCAGCTGCGGGCAGCTCTGCAGTATCAAATCCGAGCGTAAAGGCTAGCGGATCAGTGATTGTATAGTTGATCGAGGAAAGCCCAGAGGTCGGGAAAAGACCGATGATCTCGAGGCGATCCACGACAGCCCCAGGTGCCACGGCTTTGATCACATATACGCCGGCATCCGCGCTGTCAAGGAGGGTCAGGTAATCCCCAGGCTGGACGTTTTCAGTTGTGAAATCCTTGGTAGCATCGCTGAAGTAAACGGCATCGCCGTCGATATCATTTGATACCGTGCCTGCCGGGGTTGCGGGTGGAGGTGTGCTGGAGTCGCCGTCGACGGTGATCACCCCGTCCACTTGGAAGGTGCCGTAAACGTATTTGATGCCGGCCCCGCCAGTGAGCGTCAGCTCACGGAGAATACGGCCACGGGACATGAACCCGTCGATCGTCAGCATCAAGGGGTCCACTGACCCGTCGACCTGGACTTTGTTAGCGATAAATCCCATCCAGGTCGGATAGCCGTTGATGTCCTTGGAGCCATCGAAGACCTGGTTTTTAATTCCAGGCATGCGGAATGCTTGGGCGCTGCGCAGCGAGACTTGCCCTTCGCGTGCCTTGAGCACTTCCCAGTCACCCTGGTCAATTCGGACAGAGAGGCTATAGTCAACAGGCGCCGTCGTCTCAAACCCGTAGACGGGCGAGCTCCTAGCTAGGATGACCTCGGCAGCCGGCTTCTGGGTTCCGTCTGGGTTCAGCGCAACAGCCAGGAACGCGGATAACGATGGCAGCGAGAACCGCGAGTCGATGATCTCCTGCCCAAAAGCCTGGGCCCAGACATCAATCTTGTCGGAGTTACTGTTCGCAGGCACATTCCAGGAGTTCCGGAACTCGTTAAACCCTGGCTGGGTGAGCTTGAGGTACGGGGTCTCTGTTGACATACTCTCACTCTATAAAGATGGTGTACCGAATTGTGACGGCGATATCGTTGGCTGCGACAAAAGGCACAGACCGATAGGTTCTAATGGAGTACATGGCCTCATCGACAGGAGGCGCTGCAGGGGCGGCCACGGGCAGTCTAGGAAAGGGCGCGCCACCGATAGTATCAGCAGTGATCAAAGCCACCTCGTTAACTACCGGCACTGCTTGGTTTGAGAAGGAGGTGATCGGCACATCCACGGCCGAGAAGGTCCGGATAAACTTGACCGCATGGTCGGTGGGAGTCCCCGTGTTGAGAATCACGGCGTCGATGTCCGCTCTGTATATCTCGTTGTAGAGGGCCGACATGGTGTCCACAGGGACCTTGGGTACCGTGGGATCACTCGGCAGTGTGCCGCGGTCACCAATCGCCATGCGCATAATTGGATTGAGCGAACCTGCGGCCAGAGCCTCGATGGTTTTGTCTTTCCCAACGTTGACGATAATGTTGCGGTGGATCTCTTCGCGGAGAACCTGGCAAACACTAAAATCCAACTCGTGGCTACGGTAGGTGTTTGGTCTGCCGGCGACGGGTGCGCTTAGGATCAGCCGTGGCCGTCCTATGGTTGTGAAAATCTCCACAACACCTATCGGGGCTAGGCCGTCTCGCAACAACTTACTCATCCAGCGTTCCTCTTGTTTGTCTACATACTACACGACCTTAGACCGTGAAGGTATCAATAAGTACGGCAAAACTCGTGACATCAATCTCCACACTCTCGCGGACTGTGACCCCCTCTGGGTCCAGATTCAAGCCGTCATTTAGAGCCGTCTCGTAGGCCAGTAACGTGGCAGGCTCCAGGAACGTCGTCTCGTTTGCATCCAGATTTGGCGTCAGATCTATATTCGAGGATGGCGCCAGATCATCGTCAAGGGGAAGGGTGTCCTGAAACTCTCCGACAATTACTTGGAAAAGGTAAGTATTAACCAACGGCTTGATCGCATTCAGAAAGATCTGCACGTTGCCAAGGTCAATATCGCGATTGACAAAAGCGTCGACCTGGATCTGGGGGAGAAAGGTATGCTCCTCCAAAGTCTTGAGGGCCTTTGTCTCATCCGTGTCCCCAGGCCCAAGCGTAGCGTTCTCCGTCAAAAACCGATCCAGCCCTGCCCTCCCTATCTCGGTAGCGATAAAGCCAGGCTTGTTGATCTTGTCGAAAACGTCAATCCCGCTTATCAGTGGGTCAAATCTTAATACCCGCTGACCCACCACGACCTCAGGCATAAGGCCCGTCGGGATCTCCACAGTCCGGCGGACTCCATTATCGCCGAGGGTGCTTACCTCTGTCGAGGACACGGCGGTAACTACCCCGTCCTCCTGCGCAACGGCCAAGCCGAATAGAAGATAAAGAGCCCGCCTTACGTTTTGCGGGGTAGGTCCATTCCAGAATGCGAACCAGAGGCCCTGAAGAACGTTGATATAACGAGGGCTGTTCTGAGTATAGACGCCCATGAGAAAGCCGAAGTTGTTCCAGGGGTTTTCTTTGTCTGTCAGACTTCTCTTGGCCCAGAGCTTTGGGGTGAGCACGGGCTCTGCCGCAAAGCTAATGACCCCCGTACTCCGGTCGATGCTGTAGTCCGCGCCTTCGACAAGAGTCGTCAGGACGCTCTCTTCCCGGATTGCATCCTGGAAGGTCGGGATGGATACCACGCGCTCATAGGGCAGCGTGTAGGGATAGCGGAACTCAGGGAAGATCGTAGGCAAAGATACGGAGTCCACCCCCAATATAAACTCACTGGCATTCTCAAGAGGCGGGGTCGTCTCAAGAATCTCGATGGACGAGCCTACGCCGGACGTGGGAGAGACGAGCTGCACGATTGTATTGTCGAAGATGGCTCGCGCAAATGCGAAACCCACAACGAAATTGATCTTGTCCACGATCTCGAAGATTGTCGTCACCAGTGGATTGATCCCCCGACAGTCGACAGTATAGATCGTAAGGCCGTCGATTCTGAACTTGAGGAGGTGCTTGGACAGCATGTTAATGCCGTTCGAGATGTCCTGGTTCGATGTGATCACTGCGGGGCGGTTGATGAAGTTGTCCGCCCCAAAGGTGTAGGGCAGCCAGCGTTCAGAGGAGTACGCCTGAAGGTCCCGAATAGCGATATTCAGGTTGACCTCTGCATACTGCTGGTAGACCGCCGCGATAACCTGCTCGTAGGCTTGCCACAGCTCGCCCATTCGATCTTTGTCTTCGTCGGGCATCAGGCCCCAGACAGTTCCGATAAAATCGAAATAGTGCGGCGCTGCCATTAGCCAGCCCGCCCACGGGTAAGCAGCTTTTTACCAAGCTGGTGGATATAAGGCGCTGCAAGAGTACCGAGCCCTGCGATCTCCATGAGGTCCTTGGTCTTCTCCTTTACAGGCTTGCCTCGCAGTGATTGGATGCTTGGCACTGCGAGAAGGCCGAGGCCCGCTAGCTCTGCAGCAGCATTAGCCCGTTTCATAAAACCATCCCAGAAGGCTGTTTTTTCCATACTTTTAATCCTATCCATGCGAAAGGACCGGAGGGCCTTGCGCTTGTGATCGTATGCAATGAGGTTGGGCCCTTTTATGCTGAGAGGGTCGACCTTGCGTTTGACGTGCCGCTTCGTGCTCATCTTATGATAATGGATGTGCACGGATTTACGCTCAGGATTAGACTTATTGTGCGTTATAAGCCCTTCGATGTGCCCGACGTCTGCCGCTTCCATGGTGCCCCTCAGTATCTGATATGTGGATTACTCTCAGCTTGAAATTCTGGACCACTATCACCAATGCCGAAGTCCCTAGGGTTTCGCTCGCGGTCCAGTAAAGTGTGGTCTGTCTTTACCGAATCCTCACTTGGCCCAGATTGGTTGACATTGCCTGAGAGCGGACCTGAGTATGTCAGCTGTCCGCTCAGAACACCCTTGCCAACCCCTGTAAATCCGCCGCCAGCATCGAGCGCCTCAGCCCGTTTGTAAAAGCCGTCCCAGAAGGATCTCACTACGTGACCCTCCCAAAGAAGCCCCTAAGAAAATGGGCTTTCTTCTCTGCCTTCTCCTTGCCGCCTACGCTGATATTAATCGTATGGTTGGCCGATCCGCCAGTCTCCGGCTTGTCTTTTTTTGTAGGCTTTTTCTCTGCTTTTGCTTTAGACTTGCCGCTTGGCCCGGCGGCCCCGTCCTGTGCGGCAGATCCCATCTCTGCTTCACTTGGCGCAGGCTGTCCGAGGCCCTCTCCATCCTGAAAGCTCTGCATAATCTGCTGAGCCATCGGATCACCCTCTGCCGTTGCCCCTCCCCCCATAACCGCTTCTTGCTGCTGCTGCTGCTGCGCCTGCTGGTCGGCTGCAGCAGCTTCTGCTGCAGAGTAGCTGCCAGGATGCTCCCAGGCAGAGCATAGCATGCGTTCGGTCACATCTTGTTTGACCGCAGGGTTCGTACAAAAGCCCGCGCCAAGCTCAGGGTTTAGCGCACGGAAGTGAACGCAGTTCTTGCAGCTCGCCCCCTCTACCTCCCGTGGGAGAGTGATCAGGAAAGCTGTTTCAGCTGTTGCCATATCCTCTGGGGATCTTGGGTCCACGCCCCCAAGCTCATTCCACTTAAGCATTTTTTCAGGGGCACTAGCGTCTGCCTCTGGCCCCATGCCCGCACCAACTACCGACGGCTTAGCGGACATGTACGTTGCGGACGCCCGCTTATAAAACCCTGCCCAAAAACCCTTCCTCTCGCCCATACTCTCGCTCCTGTCTTGTGCTTTTTTGATACGCTCTGGCAGATGCTTTGGGGTGTCCGCCTCCCACTCGTCAATTGTCTTCTGGCTCATGGACCCTTGGCCTTTCAGCTGGTAGAACTTACGCCTCTGCGCCTCTGACTTGAAAGGCATCAGTCTAACCTCACGAGCTCAATGTTGTCTGCAACCCAGTGAGTAATTCGCGGGCTTAGAGGGTGCGGGGTGTCTTTTGGAAACGGATTCAGCGTAGGCACCGTGAGCTTGGCGGTTCCCGTTACGGAGGTAGTCGTAGCATCGGTATCCTCGATGGTAGCCGTCAGGACGAATGGTTTTATAAAGGTACCGTAGCGACTGAAGGGGTCCGTCGTCAGTTGAATGAACTGGTAGATATCTGAGTACTCCAGCTCAGTGCCCGCTCGTCTGGTCGAGATGAAGTCCTTAACGAGGCTCGTCAACTGGTCGTTTGTCGGGACGCTGCTGTCGGTAGTATCAACACTGTATTCGATCTTCCCGCTGACATAGGCCGGGAGAAAATGCTTCATCAGCATATCCCCATCCAAGACCCGCTCCTGCTCGGAGCGTACGAAGTTGTGCAGGGTTATGACCTCTGGGACATAATCATAGTCGACCCGAAAGCTGAGGCCTATAAGCCCCGACGTAAGCACGATGTAGGAGTCCTCAAATGCTGAGAACCTGGCCGTGGGCTCGTTGACTAGCATGTAGAAGTCTGTCCCGCCGCCGACGCCGTACCCGCCCTCACCCCAACCACCAGAACCCCAGCCGCCGCCAAATTCTAAGAACTCACCGGAAGGCTCGAAGGTGACCGGGTCTATAATCTCGATTGCGTTGATCCGCAGAAACGAGACATCCTTTATCGTGTAGTCCTCACGCCCAGGACGGATCCCGCGCACCCTGCCGAGCGTGTCCAGCTGCACGAGCGGCCCGATATCAATAGAGAGCGGGTTAAACCAATACTGGATGTAGACCGCTTCGTTATCCTTGATTCCCGTGCGCCGCACATAGTAGCTAACCCCGACCGCTGTGACCGAGAATTCAGCGTCCAGGATCAGAAGGTTATCGCTGACCTTGGTGAGGACTCTATAGTCCTTGGCATCAGGGCCTGTCAGCACCGTGAGGATATCGTTGGGGAGGACGTTCAAAAATACGTTCAGAACCGGGTCGGCAAACTGTGGGCTATCTAGCGTCGTGGCACCAGTGACTTGTGTGACAAGAACGGAGGGTCCAATGACTCGCCGGATATTGCCGTTCACGTCATCGAACTCGTAGTGAGTGATGTCGATGAAAGTTATAGGGCCATCGCCTGGATAGACGTAAGGGCCGCCGCCCAGTGTAAGGCCGAACACAGCGAGCAGACCGGAGGTACCTGAGATAGGATCGTCGAGAACGACCTCGCTCGAAAGGCCAACGGTCGTCGAGCGAACAAGCAGGGTATTTCCTGTCGGAAATGCGACCAGAGTTCCAAACGCTACGTTGATAGCATTCAGAATCTGGTTTCTCGTGGTGGTCGAAGGCGTAGGTCCAGCGACCTTGACGTTCTTGAAAACGCCGTCTATACCTACTTTGACGAACTGCGCCAGCGAGAGGTCCACCGGGTTTGATAGATCCACGGGGCTGGTATACGTCGCAGCGGAGGAAGGCTTAACCTGCTGAACGATTGGGTCGTGATCGTTGCTGCGGTCCAGGTTTATCTCGCCCACGTTCTGCCAATCGGTGAGCGTGAGCTCAAGGTTTGTTGACGACGCCGATTGACGGGTGGTGTCGGTAAGCAGACCTATGAAGTTGGAGCTGCCTTTTTTGATCGTAGTCGTCTTAAAATACCCATCGACGTGTCCGCCGACATGCGCATTGTAGACGATATCCCGCATCATCTCAGGGTCACCAAAACCAATCGGCTGAAGCTCCGTTACAAAGTTCGCGAAGTTCTCAAAGATAATGGCGTTGAAACCCTTACCCGTTACAAGGTCACGAACGGCAATGGACGCGCGGATACGCTCGATGAGTGCGGTGTTAGTTTCTCTGTCATTACCCCCGGCAATGGCCGCAGGGTTTCCGACCAGCACCGCATCGCTATCGTTGGTGATCGCCACCAGCTCGCCGGCAGCCAGATCAGAATCAGTGCCCGCCTCTGAGGCCTCAATGGGAATATCGTAGTAGTAGTTGCCGTCTTCGATTTGAGCCGAGACTTCAGATGCGAGTATTGCGAATGGCGCAGGGTTTGTGTAGGTCTTCCCGTTGCTCCCAGTGAAAAGCGCGCCGCCAGCCGGCCACTCTCTGCTTACCGGGTCCACGTAGGATACGCGTGCTGAGCCGCCAGCCTTGTTACCCTCCACGCGAGAGACGAAAAGGTTCGAAGCAAGCGCGTCGACAGCCTCTTCGTCAAAGGCATCAGGGTTGTCTGTTTGCAAAATGCGCAGAAAACTCTGAGAGACTTCGAGCGTGTTGGCTTCGTCGGCGAAAGGTTGCAAGAGAAACTGCATGGGTTTGAAGAAGAGGGACTCGAACCCCGTACCGGAGCGAACGTCGAATTTCGGGTCGAACTCCAGGAGCCGGGTCTGGATAAAGGCCGCAATCGGAAGTTTCGCCATATTAGACCACCACGTCGAGTTGTTGGCCAAGTTCGTTTATTATGCGAAGCCGCACAAGCACCTCATCGGACGATGCCCCTGGCCCAATCAAAAGAATCTGAACTTCTTTCAGACGCTCGTTCGCCGCGATGGTAAGGCCGATCTGCTTGCTCAGCACTTCAGCCTCAGTTTTACGGATACGCCTGGTCAGCTCACTTGTGACCTCAAGCATATCGTCCGTACCGATATTGAAGCCGATAAGCTCAGGAATACCCCCGCCGCTGGTCGGGTCCAGTATATCTTTCCCTGGTACATTAAGTAACGAGAGTATCACGATTTGCGTGAGTTTTAAAACACCAGTAACCACCTTTGGCTGAAGCCGAAAGCTCACTCTTCTAGTAACCGGCTCGATGTCGATAAGCCTAATCTCCATGGGGTCCCCTAAAAGCTGGTAAGATCGCGTAATTTCGCAAGCGCCGCACCGATACCCGCCTCGTTAATCAGCTTGCAAAAAACTTCCTGGAGTTTGAAGGAAAAGCCGAAAGATTTGAGGCGCAGGCACGCAAGAAGATTCGCCTGAATCGCCAAATCAAAGTCGATAGAAAACTTGATGCTCAAAAGGTCGGCATCCCTATCCAATTGGTCCTGCACGTATGTTAGCTTTGCGCGGTTTGCGGGATCTGGCAGGCACTTCTTTAGTAGCGCCAACGCAGCCAGCGCGGCCCCAACGTAGGTCGCATCTTTGCTATTGAGCTTAAAGAATTTTGTGAAATTTCCCGAGGTCAAGAGGTCCACAGCGTTATCCAGGCCAGCGCCGGCAAACATCTCAAGGATACCAGCACCCACCTGCGCTATGAGACTCTCCAGCTCAAAGGGCGTCTTTGCAAAGCGATCGAGCGCGACGGCGATATCATTATCACGAGAGACCGTGAGTGCAAGGCGCCTTAAGACAGACCGTGAGACTGCGAGCACCTCCTGCCGAAGTTTTGCGCTCACAATCGCATTGTTGGC